CGCGGTGTCCGTGACGGTAATGACGCTGGAGCCCAGCGTGGCTACGAACGGGTTGTTGTTGATGGTAGGCGTTCCCCGGATCGGCGTGATGTCGTAATAAGAGCCGCCGTTCTCAATGTAAAACTTGAGGTTTGTTCCAACGCCCAGCAGGTTTGCTCCACCGAGTGTGATCCAGTTCCACAGCGAACGGCACACACCAAGGAAGAAGTTTGCAGAAATACGCTCCCAGCCACCAATTTTCTCAGGAGTGCCAGAGCGAAATCGCACCTTATCGCAGTCGTACCAGCCAGCCGTATACGACCCTCCAGCTCCAGTGGGGCCAATATTTTCTGACAGATAGCGTGTGTTCTCTCGGCTTACACCGGGCCTGAACAGAAGTTTTTTAAGCGGCATGGTTTACCTCATCTTGCCGGTATTTTCGCATCTAACGCGCTGGTGCGCTACACACGTCCCGCACGTAGCTTTGCAAGCCTACAAGCTGCGCTGCCAAGATGTCAGCTCTTTCTGCCACTTCAACAAGAGCTGCCGCACATTCTCCGAATAACTTTCGCTCGACGGGGGCTGCATTAACTCCGTCGGTGGTGGGGGCAGGCTGACGGGCGGGGGCAGAGAGAGCGTAGAGTTCTTGGCGCAGCCCATCAAGCTCAGCGCGAGCACTGCGGGCAGCCACAGCCGCTTTGCGTTTTTCAAGGGCATAGTCTTCCTCCACTTTTTGCCGGACAGCGTTTAGGTCTTGCAGTTTGGCCAACGCCGCCTTCTGCCGGGACAGTGCGTCATCAGTAATGGCTTTGAGGCTCACGGCATGAGCCTGCTCCATTTGGGCGATCCGGGCGTTGAAGCGCCAGTCCTGCACTTGCCATACACCAAGGGCCGCAACAGTAAACCCGAGCAGAGCAGCGGCAACGTGCGTGTAAATCACGCGGCCCCCATGCACTGTTGGTATTCAGCCTGCCTGCGTTTTGTCAGCCCGGCCAAGGGCTTGCCTTGGAACTTGTCCCACCGCAGCAGCTCGGCGCACGCGCCATCGTAATCCTGAGCTTTCAGCTTCTTGACCAGCGTTGAATCGCAAGCCGCCTTGGAGCCGATGTTGAACGACCAAGAGATCACAGCGTCCCACTCACGCTGGTACATAGGCACGTCCCCGATGCACTGGCGCATGGCTTGCTGGAACACATCGGCCTGCTGGTTCAGGCGGATCAGCGCCCGCACCGGATCAGTCTTTTGGCCAAGTTTTACGTCCTGCGCATCACCAAACCCAAGAGTTGGCCTGTCGCCTTTGACCGGGATGTACGCCTCTTCACGGTAACCCTCATGCACGGCCAAACCCACCAGAGCCGAGGCACTGAGGGTCAAGCTGGCAATGAGGGTGCGGTTCATGGTTACTCCGGTTGGGGGTCAATAAGGGCCCAAGAAATTGTTGCCTCATCCCAAGCGTAGTACGGAGGGCTGTTTGGCACAGGCATTGGCACGGGCGCTTCCCATAGGTATGAAAAGCTGTTCATGACCCACGAAGGATACGGCTGCGGAGGCGTAAACCCTGCGCCATCTGGGCCGTCAGGTAGCCATGTGTATCCAATCCCCGCAAAGTTTTTGCGAAAGGCTTTGGACTGGTCTGGGTCAGGCGTGCTGGTGTTGGGTGTGTAGTACACCCCGCCCCGTGTGTTGTAGCTGGTCTGAACCCAAGTTGCTGGGTTGCCCCAGCGGTAAGTGTTAATCTCGTCTTGGTCAATAACCAGCACTTGCTGGACGACGTTGTTTTCGTCAATTTGTGCGAAGTGGCTCATGCTGTATACGTCCCAGATGAGGTGAATGTATGGTAGGTAAACCCACCCGCCGATGTGACGGTGCCGCCCGTTCCGCGCTGTGCGCCTGCATAACGGATGATGACGATGCCGGAGCCTCCAGTTCCATAATTGGGGCCGAAACCGAAACCGCCACCGCCACCGCCCCCTGTGTTAGTCAATCCGGGCGAAGATTCTGGGGGAAACGGATTTCCGCCCCCGACCCCGCCAACACCACTACCGCCAGCGCCGCCAAAAGAAAAGGTATAAAAATCCCCGGAGCCGCCACCGCCACCGGCATAGGTAACGCCGTTACTCCACGCTGTACCATCGCCCCCATTTGCGCCGTTGGTTCCGCTAGACACACTACCACCAACCGCTGATGCGCCGCCGCCTCCCGCGCCACCCGCAGCACCGCCTGTTCGTGAGCCACCGCTGCTTCCTTGACCAGATGTTCCCGCAGCGCCCGTCCCCGAATTGTAAAAACCCCCACCTCCTGAGCCGCCCGAAAGGGGTGCTAGAGATGCATAAGCGGCACTAAAACCTCCACCCCTTCCGCCGCCTGTTGATGTGATGGTGCTAAATACAGAATTGTTACCGTTTAAATTAAGCGCACCGCCAGCGCCTACAGTTGCCGTATATGCCGTACCCACAGCAACGGTAAAACCAGTACCACTTCTATACCCGCCTGCACCTCCCCCGCCGCCCCCAAAGCCGGTAAGAGCATCGGAAAACTCCGTTCCCGCGCCGCCACCAGCAACGACTAAATACTCGATGGCGTAGGTATTTGACTTCCCATACAGCGAACTCATGCTCCACTGCGTGCCACTGCCGCCGACTCCTGCAAGGGTTCGCACGTTGGCTTGGTTCATCGAGATGGTCGCGGTCAGACTCAGGCCAAGTTCTTGCGCAACACTGACCGGGCTTGATGTGCCCCCCATATTCAGAGGGCCGCTTGATGGCATTGTCATGCTTGCTCCTTATGGGGTGCCGTAGGCAGTTACGTTGGCCAGAGAGATAAAGTTGCCACTGCTGTCCATGGACGCAATGGCTGTTGCGCCGTAGTAGAAGTACAGCTTACCGCCAGCTTCTTGAATGTTAAAGTTGGTTGTTTGCAGTTTTGCGACAGTGCCGTTGACGTTTCCCGTACCGCCGTTTGCGGTGGGCAATGTGCCCGTGACGTTGGTGGCCAAGTTCACAAAGGTGGTGGAGCTTGTGCCCGTGCCGCCCGAAGCAACGGGCAGTGGTGCCAGCAGAGTCAGAGAAGACAGGAAGTTGATCTGGTTGCCAACGTCCGTGCCGTTGTTGTACACCACCGTGCGAGTGCCCGCAGGAACCGCGACACCCGTCAGGCCAGAGACCTTGACGGTGACTGCAAAGCTGGCGTTGTTGATGATGATGTAGGGCTTTTGGATGGCCGGGACGTTGATTGTGCCCGCAGCAGACACAGCGCCCGCAGCGATGTTCAAACACAGTGCCCGGGCATTCTGCGCAGCGTTGGTGTTGGACAGCGTCAGGGTAGCTACGTTGGTTGTGAAGTCGCCTGCACTCAGGGTGGCCATGCCCACAATGGCTTGCTCAATGGCCGTGCCGATGTTGGTGTTGGTCGTGGTGCCCCATGCGCCTGACTGCTCACCGTTGCCGATCAGCTCAAACTTGAGGTTGGAGAAGGTGCTTGACATGATTATCCTTTCGCCTCAAGGGCGGCTAACCGGGCTTCGAGTGCGACAACACGCTCGGCCAATTTTACAGCGGCGACCAGCGCAGCGTTACCGTATGCGACGGACAGGTGGCCTTCAGCGTCTGTCATTACGGCATGTTCCAAAATATTTTGCAGGGACTGCGCAGAAACACCGACCTGCGTGGCAACTTGGTCTGTTCGGTCGTAGATGCCGTGTTTGACTTCGGCAAGGCGTTCAATAAAATCTGGACGTAGATCGCGCCAGTTTGTTTTTACCCGCTCATCCGAATAGGCGGTGACGTTGGCTAACATCGTCAAGTTACCAGACCCATCCATCCTGAATGCGTTAGCGCTGGCAGACCAGCCCCCAATAACAAACACGTTGTCCGTGCCCACGCCCATGTTAATGGCATATGCACCAGTACGATGGAACGAAATAGATGCTGCGTTTGAAGCATTGCTGCGAACAGAGAACGAGCCCGCGTCGTTCATCGTATTGACGTTAGTGCCGACGGACTCGCGGCCAACCAGCAACCCCGTCATTGAGCCGCCAGCTAAGGGCAGGCAGGCAGCAGCAGTTCCTGTGGTGTTACCCGCAGCGGTAATGTTAGTGGCTACGACTGCGCCGCTGGGCATCTGGTAGTTTGAACCATCAAAATACAGATACCGTGTCTCAGCGCTGTTCAGAAAAATAACGCCCGTGGTGCCGCCAGAGCGGTAGGCCGTAATATCCCCGGAGGTCTTTAAGATGGCTGCGCCTGTTCCGGAAACAGTCAAGTTTCCAGTCAGAGTTCCACCACCAATTGGTAGCGCATACGTTCCGACGTTGCTGGAATTCACTATGGGGAAAAAGTTAGTCCCGTTGGAAGAAATTGTTCCATCGTACCTAAATTGACGATACGTCCCCGCAGACGATCCAACCTGAATGGTTCCACCACTAAAAATCGGGGTGTCAGAAAAGGTTTTGACGCCAGCAATACTTTGTGCGCCAGTGGTGTACACCCCGTTTGTAACTGTGGAAGCGTTGCCACTCAATGCTGCCGTGATCGTGCCCGCAGTGAAGTTGCCCGAGGCGTCCCGCGCCACGATAGTTGAGGCGGTGTTGGCCGATGTGGCGTTGGTAGCAATCGTGACTGCGGTGGAGCCGTTGTAGCTCGTGCCTGTCAGGAAGGTGCCGAACGTCAGGGTATTTAGGTTGCTGCCCAACGCGATACCCGAGATTGTGCCAGCGCTCCATGTAAAAGCAGAGCCGTTCCAGTTCAGGACTTGGTTAGATGCTGTGGGTGCTACGGCGAATGTGGTTGCCCCTGCGCCCGTCTGGTACGCGATCCGGTTGGCCGCGCCGCCTGCAAGATTGGTCGCTGTGGTTGCGCTCGTTGCTGCGCCGCTTAGGGTGGCTGTGATGGTTCCGGCGCTGAAGTTGCCTGATGCGTCACGCGCAACGACCTTGGAGGCTGTGTTTACATCGGTGGCATCTACGGCAAAGGTACGAGCTGCGGAGCCGTTGTACGTGCCTCCCGAGGTCAGAAAGCTGCCCGCCGTCAGTGCGTTGGCCACAGAGGCAGCTTGACCTGAGATGTTGCCCGACACCGCTGCGCCTGAGATGGCGATAGCCGTGGGGGTGACGCCTGTGACTTGACCCTGTGCGTTGGTGGTAATCACCGGGACGGAGGATGCGGAGCCGTACGTACCTGCAGTGCCAATGTTGGCAATGTTGAATGTGTAGGCTGGCGACTCGCTCAGGCCTGTGCCTGCAGTGTACGTGATTGGCGCAGAGAACTGCTGGAAGACAATGGCCGTTGTGCCAATGGTGATGGGTGGCGCAGTCTGCTGCACCCAAGCAGTGTTGACGTTGGCCGTGCCGCTGGTCACCAAGAAGAAGTCACCCTCGTCGATCTGGTCAACCCCGGTTCCAACGGTATCAAAGTCTGTAGCGCGGGTCAAGATGTATGGCGTTCCAGCGGAGCCTACTTGTGTGACGGTGTAAACACCGTTATTGGCTCCGGCCACTTCGTTCTTGACCAGTATCCGTTCTGTGGCAGTGGTAAGGGTTGAGTCCACCGACAGAGCGCCGTTGGCATTGCCTGTGAGCGTTGCCCCCACCCCGGAGGTGCCGTTGTTGTACGTGTTTGCTGGCAGTGCTGCCGTGGTGGCCAAAGCCACCGCCTCATGGAAGTGGATGCCCGATGCAATGGCGTCAGCGTACTGCTTGTTGACAATGTCGGTGTTGTTGACCGGAGCTGTAGCGACTGTGCCCGCCGTGATGTTGGCAGTGCTGATGTTGGCTGTGCTGGTGCCTAGAGTCCCGATATTCAGCGTGGTGACGGCGGAACCCGCTGCGTCCAAATACACCGCACGCGACGATGGGTAGGTGACAAACACATCCTTGGTGCCAGCGCCAAAGTTTACCAGTGAGCCAGCGTTGCTGGACGACACCACGGTGGTCCGAGACAGGGTTGTGCCAGAGGCTGTGTAGGTTCCAACGCCAACTTCCCATGCGCCGGATGCAGAGTCCACAATGGAGTAAAAAGTCTGGTTGCCGTCACCAATGACCACAAAAGACTGAAACCCTGCAACTGCGCCAGCCAACGTCACGGTGCCCGTGCCCGTGGTTGTGGTCGTTTCCTTGACGCGATCTTTGAGTACCAATGCCATTTTTAATCCTTACGACGGTAGCTGAGTCCAGCCGGGGGACTGCGTATCTGAAATCACAGTCCAGCCGCTACCTTGAGTATTGGTGATATTTTGCCAGTTTGGGTTCTGGTTGTCGTCAATTACCGCCCAGACCAACGCCCCGCCAATGCTGATGGTGAGCTGTATGCCAGTGGGATACACGTTGGCCGTCTTGATAACACCCAGAGTGCTTAAGGCGCTGACAACCTCTGCAATCGACGCATTCACGCTGATCTGCGTTACTTGAGTAGCTGTACCCGTAGCGCTCTCTGCAATGGCCACAGAGACCAATAAGCCTCTGGTCATGTTTTCCGAACCAGTCGCCGTTTCCGCTTGTGCTGCTGCAAACGTACCAATGACCGACTGTGCATCTGCGGCTGAAGCGCTTTCCGCCCGAGAAGCCAAAAATGTACCAATAGCGCTCTGCGCGTCAGTGGCCCCGGCCTGCTCCAGTATGCTGGCCAGCATGTTTGCAATCACCGACTGCACATGAGCTGCGGTGGCTGTCTCTGCTTGCGCGGGGCGGAAGATGGCTTGGCTGACAAAAGCGTCTTGGCCCGTAGCAGTCTCGCTCAAGATACCGCCCCGAATAATACTTGGGACTGCGGTGGCTTCAGTGGCTGCGGCTGTTTCAGTTGCGGAGACGGAAAACGTATTCCCGCCTAAAGAGGCGAAGGGTGCTTGGGCAAAAGTGACATCACCAAACACCGCACATCCCGTTAGGCTGCGTCAAGCGAGAAGGAATACGTGACGTTCAGCGTATCGCCGCTGTCCACAGTCTTGTCGCCACCAGTAAAGTCACCAGCCGAGAACAAGATGCCGGATGTGCCGCTGTTCACGCTGGCCAATAATGCACCTGCAACCACGGTGCCGTTTACCAACATGGCAAACGAAGCAGGGGACGCGGAGTTGGTGATGACCGATGGATCAGCCGTGGTGGCTGTACCAAATGTCGCTGTCTTGCGGTTGCCAGTGTAGGCTGTACCGGGCACCAGCTCTGTCCATCCTGCGTGTGAGGCCAGTGTGTCAGCAGCGGCAAAGGTCGTACCGGAGCCGGGACCTTGGACCAAACCAAGGAACCAAGCCGCCGTGTAGCCAGCGCCCACAAAGTACTTGCTGTTCATGTCCTGCAGGCCTTGGTTGACCACAAGGTTGTGGAAGGTGTCAGACCACTTCTCTTTGCCGTCTGCGCCTACGCAAGTGACGGTGAACACACCGCCAGCACCAACGCGCTCACCGCCTGTGCGTTGAGTGATCATGCCTGCTGTAACGCTGTCTGATGCTTTGCTGTGTTCCATGATGTGTCCTTATGAGATACGCACGATGGCGCTGTTGGCATCGGCAGTTGGGAAAATGATTTGAAAGGTGTCGTTGCTCACGGTCTTGTCCGCGCCGAAATCCAGAACAGCTACGGACTTGTTGCCCTCAGTGCTGTTGTAGATTAGTGCGCCACGCGCCGTAAATGTTGCGCTGGTCCAAGAGGTGTTGGCGAAACTGAAGTAGGCAGTCGGCACATTGGCGCTGTTGTTTGCCGCCACGGGTGTGGTTGTGATGACCAATGTGTTGCCGCCTGCTACGTACCCCGTGCCAACAACCTCGCCAGATGTCGTGTAAACAGCAGTGGAGCCGTCCAGATTGGCTGCAGCGGTGTACAGCGCGATCTTGAACGTGTCGGGCGATGTGGGGCCAAAGTTGTGGATGCCTTGCGGCAACTGAACCTTGAACGATGTGGTTGCGGTTTGCGCGATTGTCATGACACTTTGATCCTTGTCTGACCGTCACGGTATGTGTCGGTGCGTTGTTTGCCATCACCCAAGTTCTTGAGTAGCGCAATCGCCTGCAGGTACATGTCTTGGTACAACTTCACCATGTCGGCCTCGCCTTTCATAAAGCGGATAGCTTCTACCAGAGCGCCGTTAAGCAAGGCAGAATCAAAGTTCTCGCCCAACCACGTTTCCCCGGCAGTCACAATGGACTCGGGGTAGTAGTAATAATGCAGCTCAGCAGCATATGTAACATCTGGAGTTGGCCCCAAGATGAACGTCAGCTCATTCACATCGCTCGACTGAGGGCCGAAGATGGCGTAGTGCTTAGGCTTACCTGTGGTCGCTGGATTGGGGTACGCCTGACGTATGAAGTTCACGTCCTTGTCCAGCAGGTACTCGTAGTTACCACCTGCAGCCGGGTAAATGGCCAACGAATACACCGACAGAAAATCATTTGGCGCGGCCAGATACTTGTTGTTCGCAGTCAACGTGCCAGTGACATTCTTGCGCAAGTTGGCCAACTGGACCGTGTTGTAGATTTTCTGCTCCGCCTGCTGGGCGAACATAGCGTACTGATCCTCTGTGAACTCATTTTCACAGATGTCAGCGATGTTGGTCTTTAGCTCGACGTAGTTCATGTCTTATGCCATTGGACCCCGGGCAATGGTGCCCTTAGTGGCGCAACCGTTACCCCGAGTTTTGATGCCAGTGGTCTTGACGTTATCCGCGCCGGGGTCGTTGGTGCTCACGCGGGGCGTGGCTGTGTACCGGGTCATCTTGTTCGCGGCCAAGGTGTTAGGGTCTTTCATGACCTTCATGCCTGTGCCAGCCTTGCCGTCCATAGTGTGCGGCTTAGCATAGACGCTGGCGTTACCAACTTCTTTGCCCATCATCTTTTGACTGAATTTGGCCATGTCATTTCCCCTTGGGTGCAGACGATGTGCGCTGGTTCATGACTTTGGCCATGCCGCGCCCGAGCTGCTTCATTTGCAAATTGGTCTTACCACCCTTGGCAAGCTTGGTCGGCTTCATGCCGGGGTGCATGTGGGACTCATGTTTGCCGACAGCAGATTTGATCATCTTCTTGTCTTGCATTTTGTCCATCTTTATGTCTGCTTTTGCATCGCTGTGTTTCATGTCAAGCTCCTATCTGTACTGTTACTGTACCAATTTCCACATCCAACGCCAAGGTGTTTGGCGTCAACCCGTTGTCAAAAGACTGAGACCCGCCCACCGGGTTCCACCCCCACTGGATATCTCTTGAACCGCCCGTCAAATACCCGTTGTTATTCAGACCGGCTGTCAGGTACGTTGTGTCCCTGCGCGAGTTTCTGAGCGCTTGCGGGTCATCTACTGGGAACGTACCAAGCATCAACTGCGGTTGATCCGGGTCCCAGCACTCCGGGCACACCAGCAACTCATACCTGCGCTGCTTGATGACCTCGGTTCTTAGCCTCTTGAGTTTAAACTGCTGGCCACAGCGGTCGCACATGGCAATCGCTTTGTGACCGGCTGCAAAACGGTTTGACATTAGTACCCACCGTTTCCTACATGCACTGCACGGGGAACAAACCTGACTGATGCTTTCTCGCGATCCTCAGAAGAAGCCAAATCCCAAGCCTCGTCATACTGCTGCTTCAAGATCGTTAACCGCTCCATAGCTCCGGGAATCTTTAGGGCAAGGTGGTACGCAAGACCAGCGGTCATAGCTTCGTAAAAACGAAATGGCATGTCCATGGTGTTTACACCCGTACCAGCGTCCTGCATGCGGCGCAAGCGCCAGTACACAAACACATAGGGCTGCGAGTTGTCTGGGACTGGGTAAACCGTAAATCTTGGCGTGTCCAGACGCTCAATCCAGACCTGAATTGGACGGGCTTGTGCCAACTTATTGGGGATCGTAGCGTAGGTGGAAATACTGATTCTGGTGATGGTCAAGTCAGCTTGAGTCGAAGCACTACCAGCGCCCGTGCGAATGACGTGCTCCAACAAATCTACCGTGTCAGCCGGAAGGTTGTACGTTGCTTGGCCGGGGATCAAGTTGACCGACCCTTGCTCATACGTGAACATGTTTAGGCCACGGTTGGCCCACTGAGCAAACATCAAGTTTAGGGATCGACTGGCCGTACGCAAGTCGTAGCCGGTGCGCAACTGACCACCAGCGCGTTCGAACGCTTCCTCTACGATCTCCGTGAGGTCCATGTTGAAAGCGGTGGTGCCGGAGGTTGCCATTATCTAAAACCTGCTGTTTTCTTTGCGATGGCCTTGGGCTGGGCTACAAACTGTTTGCCCGCCGCTTTACCAGCACGTTTGGCTTTTGTGGTGGCCGCATACTCTGCGGGACTGAGCGATTTTATCGCCTTCTCCGGCAAATAGCGCTCCCCCGTCTTAGACGACGGCTTACCTGATTTGGTGCGCCACTTCTGGTCGCCCCAGTCTTTGAGGGATTGCTGGGGCGCTTTCACATCAGTCCTTGTATCCGCCGCCAGCGGCTTTATAGCGCTTGGCCATGATTTGCGCCTTACGGGCACTCCACTGACCAGCGGCAGTACCACCGGTATTGGCAGCCTTAACGCTGTTGAAGATGCGCTTACGCAACTCTGGTTTGGTGTAGTTTCCGGCCTCGTTAACCTTAGACTTAACCTTTCCGCCTTCAGCGTACTGCGTGAAGTCGGTGTCATCCCGGCGAGCTTTGCGCTTGCCTTTGGGCATCTTGGAGGGGGCGATGTCCCCCATACCGCGACTGGCCATCATCGCATTTTCGCTTTGCGAGCGCCCCGTGCTATACCCCAACCACGAACTGAGCCGCCTTTTTTGTACTCGTCATCGCCTCGATACTCGGTCGGTTTGTCTTTCTCAGCGTATTTACGGGCTTTGCGTTCGTCATCAACTTCACTCATAACCCTATCCGTATCCATGTCTTCAAGTCGCTCCTTGGCACTCTTAGACAGCTCGACTTTATCGCGACGATCAGCCGCTTTTTCAGCAGCGCGACCAAGACCAGACTTGTCCACCAGCTTCTTACCAGCGCCAGTCTCTTCATCAAGTTTTTTACCAAGCGCGTACCCAGCCTCACCAGCAAGAGCAGTAAGTCCAGCACGGCCACCAGTACGCGTAACTGCTCTAGCTGCAGCATTTTGTACTTGAGCCCGGTTTTGCGGTCTAGTCCTAGAAGTATCTAGACCACGTCTAATTCGATCAGTGTCAGCATTCTGGGAAGCCACAACGTCTTCCTGCAGGTTAGGCATTACATCCCTTGCGTTTGTCTGACCGGGAGAGCGGTACGTATATCCGGCTCTTGCTGGTTTGTTGAGGCGTCCCATGATTGCTCCTTAACAGGTCTTTCCGCCCATGGCCATCTTGACCATTTTGCCCTTGGTGTGGCCTTTGGTCGCGCAGCCGTCAGCACGAGTTACACCGCCCTTGGCGTAGCCCTTTTGGCCACGAACGCCATCACGAGGGTCTTCAGACGGAGGAGTCTTGGCAGCCTTGTTGTAAGCTTTTTCATTGGCCTCGTCTGCCTTCTTTTCCGCCATCATCCGGCGGGCTTCTTTTTCTGCTGGGCTCATGTCAACTCCTTAGCAAGTTTTGCCGCCACGGGCCATCTTGACCATGGTGCCTTTGGTCTTGCCCTTAGAGGCAACACCGTCACGGCTTGGAGCTGCGGTTTTTACCGTACCCATCTTAGTCGTGCCAGCCGAGCCGCCTTTAGCATAGGCCATACCGCCCATGGCCATCTTCTTAGCCGCGCCGCCTTTGGCCATTTTGCCTTTGCCGTCAGCAGCAAAGTCAGGAACCATCTTGCCGCCCTTGTTAACCATAGTCATACCGCCGCCTGCGTAACCTTTTTTCATATAGCCACCTTTAGAAAATTTGCGGTTCTTGTCCGCGTTGGAGAACTCTTTGCCCACTGACTGTGGGACGCCTGACTTCTTCGCAAACTCCGGGCTGTGCGCTACCGCACGCATAAAGTCGGCTTGCTTTTTACTCGTGCTGGGCATGCCCGCCTCGCAGGTTGTCAATCTTGCGCTCGATCCTGTCAAACCGGTCCAACAACTGCTGCATATCCGCACGAAACTCGGCACGGGTGATGTGGTCACGCGCCACCTCCTCTCGAGTCTTGTTCAGCAAAATGCTGAGCCGATCCAACTCGTCAAATCTGCCTTTAAGCAAAAAACCCATGACAGCCACAATCGCGCTTAAAGCTGCGTTCCAGAGGATTATGTCCATGTCAGCACTTCCATCGCGCCAGTGACGCGGCTTTACGAGTGGGTTTACCCTTCTCGTCCTTCATGGGACCGGGCATACCGCTCATGCGTGCGCAGAACGAGTCCTTGCGCTTGCCACCCTGCGGCTGCGGGGCTTTGAGGTTGCTGCCGGTAGCGGCATTGTATTTAGCTCTGCCTTTGGCAGTCAGTCCAGCCCCTTTGGAGGCAGGTAACTTCTCGCCACGACCGATTGCAAGGGATGGAGTCTTCTTAGCCATTTGCGACTTTCAGTTTGGGGGTGCAGTGCTGCTCGATCAGCGGCATCAGCACAGCTTCTTTGAAATTGCGGTGGTATTCCTGTGAGCCAACGTGCGGCAGGGTGATCTCTGGGTCGATGAAAACCGTGAAGCCGTCCGCTCGGGCACGCTTGCAGAATGTGTAGTCCTCGCCAACGTACTGTCCATTGGTCAACTCAAAGTCAAACAGGGCGCTCTCGTTGCGGTTGTAGAAGTCATTGAAATACGTCCACTCAGGGTGGGCCGCGACCATCTTCTCCAACACATGGCGTTGAA